GGCAAGTCGAACTCTTCACGCGCGAACGTCTCGAGGTCGTCGTCAGGTGTAACGATGCCTGCACCGACAGCGTTCCTCAAGGTGAAGGACATGGTACGCCAGTCCTCCTGCTCGCCGATGCGACGTGCCTTGAGCTCCGGGTACCCATTAGGAACACGCTTAAAGTTGTAATCGATCAGCTGCGGAATACAGTAACTGTTGAAGATGTCTTCGACGCAGTCAGCCAGGAACCTAGTGCTGCGCATGAACATCACGTGGTCTTCATCCTTGGTAGCCTTCGACTCCATGTCGATGAAGTTACCCAGGACATTCATTTCAATCTGGTCGTCGTGGTAGCTAATACTGTCCAGAGCCGAGACAGGCTGGCCTTCCAGCTTCGCGAAGACGAGGTCCCAGTTCGGAGGGAGTACGACGTGCGCACGCTCATTGGTGCGAAGGTTCCGACCGAGGTTATCAGCAGCAATTCGGTCGTCCTTGTTGAATCCCGGTGGGAGCCTGATGATCGGGATGCCGATACCATGACGCTCCTTCTGGATCGCGTCGATCTTCTCCAGCTGCTGCTTGTAGAACCATGGCTTATATGCAGAACGAAGAAGGGACATGCCTTGCATGTCGCCAGCTTCCTTCTCGAACGTGAACACAGCCATCTTCTGGATAGGAATGAAGATCTGGCTCAAGATGCTGTAGTTGTACATCTGGACACCAGCAGGACCACCCTTGGCGTCAAACTCCCAGTACAGAACATCCAGTGGGTGCCTAGGTGCGAACTTCTGCCAGCATACCATTCCTGGCTTCATGGGGTGCTTGTTGGTGAAGACCTTCTCGAACATGTAGTAGCCATAGTCAAGACACAGAAGTGCCTCAGTCAGGAGCTGTGGCCACGAGTTCGACATCCCCTTGAACAGGTTCCAGGAGACAAAGTCAGCCATCGCCCTGTCCTTGGACGAGTCTGAGGCAGGCTTGACGAACCAGCGAGCGGACAGGACAGGTGTCTTCATCAGACGGAGAACGGCGCGGACTGTGGAGTCACTGCGCCGCATCTTGTCGTAGGTCTGGAGACCCTGAACACCCCTAAGATCGGGGTTATATTCCTGTCGCAGGAACCCGAGATAAGTACTGGGGGATGTCGTGCCGATCTCATTGAACCCAGGCGTACCAGTCTCAGTGTCACCACGAGTACTAGGGCTAGCCATGATCATGACCTTGACACCATCAGGGTCATCGACGATGTCAACAAGCTCGTAGGACGCCAGAGCCTCAGCAAACGTCATCGTCGGCGAAGCAGCATCTGCTGTCCGCTTCTCGAAGACGTGCACGTGGTCATCAGTTGACGTCATGGCGAGTACGTCCCTGCCCTAGAGCCTGTCCGTGCCCACTTGGCAATGCCGACGGATGCCGTGCCAAAGGTGGTTCCGGTGTGAGTCAGACGAAGAATCGGATTCGTATCAGTCGCAAAGCCTGTCACCGTTGCCGGGAGTGGCTTGGCAGTAGTAACCGCGAAGTAGGTGACGTGACTATTCACCTTGAGCTTGCGAGTAGCCATTACAGGTCCCGGGAGTGATACGCACCGGTCTGCTTCACAGTTGTGGCCAGAGGCACACCATGGATCAAACGGTTTGCCTGCAACTCAGGAATCTGCAGCGACACCGACGAGGCTGCAGGCGGCACCACGGTCGCAGAGGGTGTAATGGCACCAGTATCAGTGAACACGTTCGAAGCTTGCTGGACCATGAACTTCTGGTTGCCAGCACCTGAGGTACGTCCGTAGAAGCGGTATGCCTGCGCACCAGTAACGACAGCGCCGGTTACCGTGACGGTAGAAGTGCTACCCGTAGTAACCTGCGAACCAGTCGCACTGGCCTGAGTCTCGACACCGTTGACGACTGCTGTGACTGAGTAGACGAAGGTACCTGCTGCCAGCGTGCCACCAGTAGTTGCGGTGGCCATACCGGGAGCCGACGCGCCCGCGGCAGCCGTACCCAGAACCTTGGCATTCTGCGTCCGTCCGTTGGGCCAGATGTACCTGACCGTTGCCCTGAGAAGGGTCTTGGCAGCCCTGAGAGGCATTGTCTTCCTTCCTCTTTCCTAGAAGGACAACTCGGTAGACACGAACATGCCATGGTCTAGTGAAGAGTCTGGAGTAAGCCGCATACCACTGAGTCGGTTCAAGTCACCGGGGTCAGGATCCCGATAAGGGCTAGGGACACCCATGACCTCGGACAGGTGGTGGTACGCACCCAAGTCGAAGATGTGAACTAGACCGTAGCGGATGGCGTCCATCGCATGGTCTTCTACCTTCTGCCCCATCTCAGGAACGTTGTTCCCATTGATAGGTTCCTTAGACCGGTAATTGTTGAACTCACGAATGGTATTCTTGCAAGAATGGTCAACATACAACCCAGGCCGCTCGATGGGCCTTTCGTACTCGTCATACAGCCCAGTCTCTCGCATCTTCATGCACATCTTGACCCGCATAACCCCTTGGCGCCAATTCTCCTTGGCTGCCGGATCAGCGTAGCACCCAACAAGCTTTTCCGAAACCGTAATCGCTGCTGCAGGATCAGCTGCGTCACCGAATGCCATGTCCAGCCGGTAACCTGGAGGATTCGGCCGCGCCTTCATTTCCTGTAACGCAGCATCAAGGGTGACGAAACTCTTGTAGTATTCCCGCCAGATGTAAATGGTATCGTCAGGCGCAACCTGGAACTCAATCGCAGCCATCGGATTCGTAAAGCCCCAGTCAAAGGCAATGTAGTTCGGCCACATGGGGTTGAAGGTGTGCTTCTGTACGTGAACTGCTTCACGCCACTCGCCGTAGATCTTTCCGACAAAGGCGCTAAATTCGGCGCCGATCTCCTGTGCGAACCACTCATCCAGAGTCGTCCGCTTTAGCTCCTGGATCTCCTCGTCGTCATACCCCGTAGGGTAGATCGCCGAGTTAGACCAACTAGGGAACTGCCAACTTTCGTACAGCGGATGATCTGGATCCTGCCCCAGCTGCCACATCTTATGCAACCAGTTGTAGCCCTCTGGCGTGGTAGGAAACGTCGCGAACCCTCTGAAGTCTGTCAGCGCAGGCCGAATGTACTTCTTCCAGGTCTGTTCCTTCTGCTTGGCCGCCTCAGACATAATGACACCGTTGAGGGCGTCACCGACAAGGTTCTCAGGGTGTTCAGCGGACCTGACCTCTAGGCGCGTTTGCCAAGGGAACTCAATGTACATGTCCCCCTGCTTCTTGTTGTAACCCTTCTTGATCCGCTTGTCCTTGCCGAAGCCCTTGCCAATCATCAGGTCGTCCCAGATAACCCGGAACTCCTTCTCACCTAGATCATAGGTCGGCCCGACAATCCAGTACCGCGTCTTCGGAATAAACAAGTACGGCTCAAGGTCGCGAGCCGCCATCGTACTCTTGCCAAAGCGTCGTCCGCAACATGGAACCCTGAAGCGTGCTTTGCTGTTGTGGAACTTCCGCTGCTCAGGGTGAGGCACGTAGTTAATAGTCCGGAAATACTTTTCCTTGTCGACTACGAATGTCACGGGCCCTCCCCTCTGTTCAAGATTCCACAGGCACAACTAATGATCGAGGCTGTGGCGTTTCAACACGCCTTCTGCCACGTTCTGATCTCTCTGCGACTGCTCGTACTGGAAGATCGTTGCACGGGCCGCTGCGCTCCAGGCATTGGCGATCTTGGGGTTGCGTTCGCACTGCTCTTCCCAAGTTGGAAGCTTATCGCCGTTGAAGGAGACACCCCCAACCTCTTTGCAGTACGTCTCGTACCCTACCCTGCCGTCATCGTCAGGCATTGGTGCTCTGCTCCGGCACGTCAGCCTTGGGTCGAGCCGAGATGCTGACAGTAATCATCTCGTCGGCCCAGCCCGGACGCGGACCGTGCTCCGGGTTGGCATGCCCTGAGAGGGTCACGTACACCTCATCTTCCGGCCTACCGACTGCCTTGGCCAACGCCCTCGCCGCATCGACAGCCGCTTCGAACTGATCGCTCTGCTCGTCGAAGACATCACTGGCGTAGGCAGGCGAGTTGACCTCGATGGCACCCTTCGCAACAGGCCCAACGTTCGTTGACCAAGACATATTCGTTCCTTAGTTGTGGTTGGCGACGATGCCCTTGACGAACTCGGCCAGAGCGTCCTTCTCCTCGACGCCCTTCAGCCCAGATGCCCTGATAGGTCCGAGCACACGGTCGCAGACATACGTGGCAGCCCTGAACTTGATCTGCTCAGTGGTACCGTTGGTAGCCAGGTGGCAGACGACCTGCGCAGCCCGAGGCGCATTCTGCTTGAGGATCTCCTCGGCGAACTCGGCATCGGTCGCTTCAGTGAGCTGCTGCTCCATCTTCAGAGCGTCCAGGGCGTCCGGATCGTAAGCCATTTCGACCCCTTCCTGACCTTCGTAGGACACGTGTCTTCCTATATTATAACTAATTCCCCTTAATGGTGGCAACTGGTCCGTATATACGTGTCTTTTTAGGCTTTTTAGCGCCTTTTTCCTATATAAATAATACAGTATCAGGTACGGTATTATATAAGTGTAACACATGATTGAACCCTCAAAAATCGCGACTACCGCAGGGGGCGTGCTGCAAACCATGATCTTTTGCTATAATATAGTTACAAAGAAAAAATAAAACAACATCAAAAAAGATAAGGTACGGTCAGTTACTACCGGTCTGGAAAGGAACGGTCATGTCCTATCAAAAGCTTGATGGTACGGTCCGGAACGATTATCGGTTCATGAAGGACGGGTCATATACGGACCGTGATGCTCTACCTCGCAAGATCCGGCGTAGTGGTGTTGCTGGTAAGGTACGGTCCGGTAAGGTGTGTGTCGCGTGCGGAACGGTACGGTCCGTTACTAACAAGTGCGAGTGCAATAGCTAGTACCGGTACGTATAGTAGGCCATATATAGGTACGGTATATAACCCCTACCTATATACGACCCCCTATACCTACCCCCCCCCTATATGGCGTAATAAAAAGATCATGCAAAATAGCGCCATATAGCGCGTGTGTTACAGCAAGATCCCAGTATATAATAAAGATATAGAAAAACAAACAACATCAACACAACCACAAAA